TTAGTATTTGAATATGCTGAAGTTGTCGAAGGTGCCCGAATCCCTGTATCTAGCAATGTGGTTTTTTCGTGCAGATTTGCTCCCAACAAGGATTCTATCTTCAATAAAGATATTGGGTATTCTAATTGGCGCGATGAGACAAAAAAAAGATCCGGGGAAAACGGTTGCCGTTTCGTGGTGTCCTGCGATATAGCCGGATTTTATGATCGAATAAATATACATCGCATAGAGTCTACGCTGCTTAGTATCGGAGTTAATCCTACCCTCGTGAAACATACCAATGATTTGCTTTTATTTTGGTCCAAAAAAGACAGTTATGGAATACCTGTTGGGAATGTTGCGAGCCGAATTCTGGCAGAAGCCGCTCTTATTGATATCGACAATTACCTAGTGTCCGAAGGCGTTATTTTTACTCGTTACGTTGATGATTATAGATTATTCGCACCAAGCTTACTGAAAGCCCAGGAATGGATGAATAAGCTAACCACTCGCCTGTTTCGAGATGGGTTAATGCTAAATACTGGCAAAACTCAGATCAGAAAAGTAGATGCTGTTGTTGAGGAGAGCGATCATCTTTTACCTGAATGCGCAGAGACCGTACTTAAGTCAATTACAAAGCTTACTGGGGGCTACAACCGGATTGCGCGTAAATTCATAATGCCAGCCGCCGAGAAGCATGCTGCTTTTTCAGATATTGTAATAGAGGCAGAGTTAGGGCTGCTTGAAGGGCAAAGTATTTTTGAGTTTTCCGGAATACAAAAAGTAGTAATTGCTGCTTTAGTTCAAAAACAGTTTGCTTCGCTTAAGAAGATTGCAACGATATGCAGCAATTATCTTTATGCTCATGATTATTTTATAGATATGCTTATTCAGAACTCTGAGTTCATTCCAGAGGCCGAAAGGAATAATATTGCTGAGGCATACTCTCAGCTCATCGAATCTGGCGGGCTTTACTCTTTCGAGTGGCACTGCGCTTCGGTCGCTAAATTATTGAGTCATCCGGCATACTTCCGTAAGGCAGCATTGGTAAGTATTTTTAAAGCGCCGGCCAAAGATGTGTCTACGTATGCTTCCATGATCGCTTTAGAAGGACTTAAAGGTAGGTTAACGCGGTCTGAATTTTTAACTATTAGAGAATATTTCGACCGCTCAGATGAATGGGAGAAGCGTCGCCTTCTTTTTCTATCTGATTGTCTTCCTGAAGAAGAAAGAAAGGCGTGGGGTAAGGCGGTGAAAAGTACACTTACGAATGACTTTCTTGGCCAGAAATTATGCGAGCAAGTTATTCGTGGCCAGCCGGTCTAGAACTTGTAGCTGGCTGTTTTAGCTGCAGCTACGATACGGGTCGTTTACATTTAGTTGCCCACCAGTACAGCTTGAGCTGTATCTCCCGCTTCACATTTATTAGTGGGTTTCCAGTACAGGACCGTGGATGTATGGCTGAGGTCGATGAACAATCGTCTCTCAAGACATGCGGTCATAAGAGTGGTAGAGGTGCCGCTGATGCCGGTTTCGTTCCAGCTTTCCACTTGGTAGATGAACACTGCGGCCTCTAAGTCCCGCCCTTCATCATGAATCAGCAGTCGCCCCGTTCCTTCTACACATGTCATGCGCTCCAGGGAGCAGCGGATTTCGGTTGCTGCGGTGGACCCGTCGTTATATCCCCTGGATGTATTTCAGGCGCCCCATACGACCAGCTCACCTTGATCGCCAGAGAACAAAAGTGGAGGCGTAACAGGCATTGGAGTGGCGGATGGCGGTGCTCCTGCAATCCAGAGGGCGAGAGAATGATAACTGAGGGGCACAACGCCGTTGCGGCAAGCTTACGTGCTGACATGTCGATTCCTTTCGACTCATGATTTCTCGCTAGGTTAAATCTTTTTCATTCGAGTTCTGTGCTTGAAGCCGAAACTTGGCGCTTTCGGGCATACCATCGCCTAGTAGCCACTTTGCGTGTGATTGCTATCCCGCGCTGGGCTGGTACTATCACTGTGGGCAAGAGCGGAGACCGAAGTTACTGCAATCAAAACAGCGATAACCACGGCAGAAATCTTCTTCATTTGATGCTCCTTCTTATGGCATGCCAGGGTGATATCAGCCGGTATCAACTCTAATAGTGCTCTTGCCAATGAAGGAAGTTACCCGTTTCGACACTTCTTCGACACCCAAGCAGACGCGGAACCGGGGAGAGCGCTGGAAGCCCCATAAACCGGGGCCTCCAGAAGAGAAGTTGGCGGAAGGCAGAGAGAGTCGAACTCACCCGGGTGCGATTGCCTTCCTCTTTGATTTACAAGGGATTTTCCTGCGTCAGCTGAGGATCAGACGCGGGAGTGTCGAAAAAGTGTCGAAAATCCCTAGCAGGACCGAACGCTAACACGTCCTGCAGATGATCAGGTGACAGGTGCGCATACCGCATGGTCATCGCCAGCGACGTATGGCCCAGGATCTTCTGCAGGGTCAGGATATTGCCACCGTTCGCAATGAAGTGGGAGGCGAAGGTATGCCGCAGGACGTGCGACTTTTGTCCGGCTGGCAGATCGAGCTTTGCGCGCGTCACCGCGTTGTCGAAGCGGTCACGGCAGTTGCTGAATGCGCCGTGCAGCTGGAGGTGTTTGCGTATGCGCTCGGCCAGCTTGGGGTCGATGGGCACCACGCGGCGACGTTTGCCCTTGGTGTTCACGAACTGCAGCATGCCCTCCCCGACCCGGCTCAGCGTCAGCCCTTGTGCCTCACCCCAGCGGCAGCCAGTCACCAGGCAGATCGTGGCCACCAGCTCGACGTGAGGATGGGGCATGCTGCGTAGCACCTGGAACAGCCGGTCGATCTGCTGGTTGTTCAGGTACGAGAGTTCTCGCTCCTGGATGCGGATGGCCCGCACCGGAGAAAGCGGGTTCGGAAAGTCGATCTCACCGAGCCGGTGCAGCTCGTTGAACATGGCACGCAGGTAGGAGAGTTCGTTGTTCAGCGTCTTGGGGCTGATACCGGCGGCAAGCCGCTTGGCCCGGTACTCGCCGAACTGGGCCGCGCTGAATGTCACGGCCACGGGGTTGCGCAGACGCTCGATCATGCGATCCATGATGACGCGCCGACCTTCGTAGTCGGAGAGCGACTGGCCGTGCAGCCGGGCCCAGCAGTCCACCAGTTCCGCCAGCCGCCTTCGATCCTTGGGCTTGGGTGCCCAATCCGGCTTCTGAATGGTCTGTGAGCGGCAGGTCGCTTCGAAGCGCTGAGCCTCGCCCTTGGTCTTGAACGTCTTGCGAAAGCGCTTGCCCTTGATGGGCTCGACATCAACCTTCCAGCGCCCGTCCGGCTGTTGCTGGATCGCCATTCAGACCGCCCGCCCCCAGCGCACGTGCCGTTCCTGCAGTAGTGCCTTGATGTGCTTGTACAGCTCGCGTTCGGTCATGTCCTTGGCGGCGTAGTGATCGCGGATGACCGGCCAGCAATCCCATTGCTGCAGGGTCTCGAATGCTTTCTTAGCGCCCACCCGCTCCCTTGCCAGCAGGCTTACGAAGTTTCCCAGGAAGAGTTCCACGTTCTTGCCGCTGAAACCCCGGCTGGTCTTGTAGTACCGCTTGTATTCGGTTTCATCGACCAGGGAATCGACCGGCACATCGACCCGCACGTCATCGCGGATCAGCGTCCAGATCGGTTCGTAATAGCCGGGGCGCGCGATCAACTTGAACTGGCCCAGCCCATAGCGCCACAGGCCGTCCAGATGCGCCGAGAATGCGGCGAACGAATCGGTGCCGATCGCTTCCCCGGTCTTCACGTCAATCGAGCCACTGGCGAACTGCTGAACAACCGAGTGGTGATAACGCAGCTCGATACGCCACACGCTTTGCTCGGGGTCATAGTTGTCGGGGTCGTAGGCTTCGAAGCTGTCACAACGCCGCCAGACGCTTTCCCAAAAGTCGAGCTTGTCCGTCGCCCTGGCCTGCTCGGTCTTGTTGTAGATACACAGCTGGACGCCACCGGCTGAGCCGAACATCGAGGTTTCCCCGCGCCCGTAGACGCTGGACTTGGTCGCCCACTGGATTTCCTTGATGCCGGAAATATCCCGGTGCGTGCGGGCCCGGCAATGCAGGCGTGCGACGAGATCGGCTGGCGGTTCCCAGCCCTGGAGATCCAGGGCCAGATGGACGGCGCACTGGTTGCGCTCGACGTGTGTCATCACGGCCGAGGCGTAGAAATCCATGCGCTCTTGCAGGCGCTCCGGCGACAGCGCGTCGATGGCATGCGGCGAAACTTCGATTTTCAGGTGCGGCCCGATGTTCTCGAGCTTGGCGTTGAAATTCTTGATGAGCAGGACGAAGCCGAGGTCGGCGTTCTGCAGCTTGTACTGGTAACCGGAGTCACGGCCGACCCGACCGGAATGCCACACGCTACCGGCGAAATCGACCATCGCGCCCGGTTTCTCAAACAGCGCCATGATCTCGGGACGGATCAGCCCGCGATACAACTGGCGCACCGTATCCACGCCGCAGCGCAGCAGGCGCACACCCGAAAGATCAGTCAGGCGCGCCGTATGCGGATCAAGAAAAAGCCTGCCGTCTTTCGACGGAACGGCGGTTTGACGATCCAGTCTGGCCAGGTCTTTAACGCTCATCTTCAAATCTCCAACAATGTCCTCTAATGGACGTTTTCAGCCGTGCTTATCTGACGTGTTACAGGGACGTCAGCGCGCGCTTTTGCACGCCGGCTCGTCCCTCGCCGTGCGTGCAAAGTGCGCGTTGCGCTCGCGCGCTGACGTTCACCACAGAAAGCGCCCCTTCTGGTAAGGCACCACCGTCAACCGCGTACCACCGGACGACTCGGATGCCACTGGCTGCGACGGTGGCAAGGCTGGCTGTTGAGCCTGCTGGATCTGCGGTGGCTGCGAGCCTGCGGAGCGATCCGGCAGGGTCGGATCGAAAAAGCCGTTCTCGACCACGCGCTGACAGAACTCAAAGTCGGTGGCGACCCGCGTGCTCTGCTGCGTGTAGCACTGGCACACGGTGGGGGTTCCGTTGACCACCGCGTGCGCCATGCGCCCAAACTCACGGGCATAGGTCGCAGGATCAGTGCTGGACATGCAGTACAGCCTGGGAAAAGAAACCGGCCGCGTTAGCTCGTCATAGATGGGCGCCGACGCGGGAATCTGCGGCACCCGAGGCACGCGCCGGCCGATGTAGCTGGCCGCGGTTTCCGGTGCGGTGCTTTGGTCGTCGCCAGCCGGTCTGATGAAGGCCCCGACCGCCTCACGCGCCTGCTCGACCATGCTCCCGGCCGGCGCGCCGCTCACGGCTTCCAGCTGGGCTTTCTCGGCGCTGTAACGCTCGTAGGCGCGATAGACGAGAATGCCGGCGCCGAGGATGACGGCCCCTGCCAGGATGAATTTGGTCGGCACCTTGGTCTGGAAGTGGTGCTTGGCGTTGCTGCTGGTGTAGGCGCCGAAGTAGCGCTTATCCAGGCGCAGCGACTTCTTGTCGGCGTCCTTGAAGCTGGTTTTCAGCTCGACCTTTTCTACGACGACTTCCGACTCGAAGCGCAGCAGTTGGGCCGACTTGAACACCCGCCAGTAATGAATGTGGCTGTTGCACAGCCGACGAAGATGCACATCGAGGTAACGCGGGTCCTGGGTGACGAGATGTACCTCGTGGCCCTGGTGGCGCATGGTCTCGAAGCGCGTGATGTGCTCGGGCGGGCGCGCCCTGGGATCGCGCGCGCCAAACCAGCCCTGCGCCTCGTCCACCACAATGATCGAATCGTTCGGCAGCTCGAACCACTTCTCCGGGTCTTCGAACTCGAACCACTGTGCTTGCAACTGATCGGGCTTGAGGCCGTTGATATTGTGGAAGTAGACGACGCGGCCTTCGGCCAGCGCTTTGCGGTCCACTTCGCGGATGGTGTTGAGCGTCTTGCCGTGGCCGGGTTTGCCGGTGCGAATGACGAGCATGGCAGCACCTCCTTAGGCTTCGATGGAGGTGCCGCCCGGCGCGCGCCACACCTGGGCACGACGGCGGTCGGTGGCCTTGTTGATCCCGGAAAGGATGAAGCGGGTCGAGATCGCGGCGAAATACAGGTTTACCACCACGTCGAACTTCGCCAGGCCGAGGATGCCTTGAATCACCGGGCCGACATTGCCCATCAGACCGAACACGTAGTCCTGGGCCTGGCCAATGATCAGGTTAAAGCCCATGTAGGTAACGAAGCCGAAACCGATCATTTTCAGCACCATCTTCACCAGCGGGCCGAGAATGATGACGAGCATCTGCACAACGAATAGAAACTGCATTTACTGACCTCCTACGGAGCGACCGACATAGAGCGCGGCGAGCACGGTGGCGACGGCGACGAACAAGCTGCTCAGGTCACTGGCGGCGCGGCAAAGTGGCTCATAGCTGAGTTCAAACGAGCGTCCGCCAGCGGTAATCAGGCTGAAACGCTCGGCGGTCGGGCAGGCGGATGGTAGAAACCGGGTGCCCTGGTTGATGAACGACGGCACGTCGATCACGCCCGATCCCTCGTCGAGCTGGAATTGATCGCCGGTCACCGCCGCCTCGATGGCGGACTGGTGCTTGGGAAAATCGGCCATCTCTTCGGCGAGGCAGAGCTGTTCCTTCTGCTGCCGAAGCACTTCGCAATCGATGGCATCGCCGCTACAGGTAAACCCGGCATCGCAGGAGCCTGCGGCGGCCAAGCGTTCCGCCCCTTCTTCTTCGCCCTCTTCGGCCCCTTCGGAGGTGCAGCCGTTGCCGGTGCACGCCTTACTTTCATCGCCCGGGGTGCCGTCGGCGTTGGTGCCGGAGGTCGAGGTCTCATTGGCCGTGGTCGAGGTGCACGGCTTGGTACCCACGCAGACCGTCTTGTCGGTGGTGGTGCTGGTTTCGGTCGTGCTCGACCCGTCGGGGTTGGTGGTCTTGGTGGTCTGCTCGGTCTTCGAGGTGTCTTCGAAGCGCGGCGCCGGTTTGCCGGTGGTGCATTGCAGGTATTCGCCGACGTTGTCGCAGTTGAGCTGGCCGGGTTCTTTCAACTGCTCGGTACTGTTGCAGCTGCGGGTTTGCGAGCCATCGGCATTAGTGACCCACTCGCCGCACTGATTCTCGCTGGTGAACTGAGGGGTACTGTCCGCCGGCGGCTTAGCGGGCGGCTGATCGAATACGCTGCCCGGAGGCGGGCTATTGGTAGTGCACTGGGAGCCGGCGCCCTGATACACGACCTTGCAGTAAACGGAGTCCAGGTCCTTGCCGGTAGTCGCTTCCAGAAAGCGGTTGCACCCTTTGACAGTGGCGGTGCGGTTGTAGAGGCAACCACTTTCGCAGATCGACGATGGCGGAAGCGAAGGCGGTACGGACGGATCTAGCGAGCCGGCGTTGTACTCGTGGACGAACTCGCCGGTTTCGGTGGCGCATAGATCGGGTTCGGCCGCAACACACGCACCAGTAGCGGCGTTGTAAGTTGCACCTGACGGACACCCGTCGCCATTACGCTTAGCATAACCAGGTGAATATGGAGAGCGAGTTCCTTGGCTATTTTTGAAGGTGCCATTACACCAAAATTGAATATCAGATTCGCGAACGGCGGTTAATTGATAATCAGTGAATCCAGGATAATGTGGCTGCGAATTAAGCCGCGCCTGCCAAGCGGAACACAACAAGGATGGCGATGCATATTGGCCAGACAGAGCCGTAGTACTAGCGACCCAATAATAATCAGCCGCACTAGCACTGAAAGAACAGATAAAAAGAACGCAAAAACAAGCGAGCCTATATTGATGCATCTTCACACCCGCCCAAAAAACACGAGATAGAACGCCAGGGTGGTGAGGATCAGGACGTACAGTTCGTAGCTCATGGCGTTTCCCTGGAAGAGAAAACCCCGCCGGAGCGGGGTTTGTTTGCTTCGGCACATGCAGTGCGCTAACCCCGGTTACAGGGCGCGGCGCATGTACTTGAACGCCATCGCGGCGATGATCACGGCGAACACCGCCCAGCCGATGGTCCCGACGTCGGTGCCAGCGGTCTCCAGCGCCCCGGTGGCTTCCGGCGGAACGGCGGCATAGACGGAGCCGGCAGCAGCCGAGAGGGCAACGGCGGCGCCGAGGCCGATTTTCTTGATGAAGTGCTTGTTCAGTTGCATGGGTGATACCTCACTGTTTCAGGGCTTTTTTCAGAACCAGGAAGCCGAACACGGTGGCGAACAGAACAATCGCTTCGCCTTGCAGCTCGGAGACTTGGTCCCAGGTGAGTGCAGAGCCGTAGAGGCTTTGCATTTCCTCGACCGTGAGGGCGACCAGCTGGCCAGAGCAGATGGGCGAGCCATCGGCGCCTTGCAGCCAGTCACCATCACAGGCGAGGAAATTCATTCGCCGACCTCGAGGTCGGCAGTTGCTTCGGAGGGTTCGCAGTCAGGGCAGACGGCGACGTGGGGCGGCAGGCTGAGGTCGGGCAGCAGGTCGCTTTGTGGCGCGGGCAGGCTCATAAGCTTGCCCATGTCATTGCCGCAGCAGTCGCAGAACACCCGGTCACCGATCAGCATGGCCGCCCCTCCCGGTTAGTTGGCTTTGGCCGGCTCCGGCTGGGTGCCGGATGGCTTGGCGGTTTGCGGGGTTGGCTGGGTCGGCTTGGTGGCCGGCGCGCTGGCGGCCTTGACCGGCTCGACGTGGAGCACGATGAACTTGCCGGCGTTCTTCGAGCCGCGTTCGATCTCGGTGGTTACGCGGATCGGCTCCAGCACGTCGAGGCCTTCGCAAGCGGCCCAGACTTCGTCGAGGCTTTCTTCGGCCACGCTCATAGACAGGATGGAGATGCCCAGGTCGCGCTTGCCGTCGGGCTCGTCGCCAACGAACAGCTTCACCAGCTTGACGTTGTCGAACTCGACTTTCTCAGCGCTGATAAATGCAACTTCCAT